AGAAGCCAAAATCAAGAGCAAAGGATTTACTGGATACCATGATGGATGTAATGGAGAATATCGAACACGTCGATGATGCTGCCTATGTTTTACGAATGAAAGTTTTAAACAATATCGAATTTTTGGTCGATACATTAATGGAAGAATATGAAAATGGAAGATAAGATAGTTAAGATTAGAGAACATTTTTATTCTACAAACCTAAGTAAAACTGATTTTCATAAACAATTTTATGAAATGTATGGCTATCAAAATGCTGACTCATTAAGAAAGTTTATGATTAAAAAGAATATAACTTCAAAGGATAGGTCGGCTCAAGAAATAAATAAAATCATTCCGCCAGTAGTCGCAAACTATAACCTTGAAACACTTGACAACTTTGGAATCGAAGAAAGTATTGGCAAGGAATATGTGTCAGCTAAACTGCCTCCGCATTTAAAGAAGATTGGAATACTATCTGACATTCACTTTCCATATCACGACTTGTCTGCTTTGACTTGTGCTATTAAGCATTTAAAGGAGCAAGAGATTGACTGCTTGTATCTTAATGGCGATATTCAAGACTTTTATTCTATTTCCAGGCACGAAAAGGAAAAGGATATGCGAGATTTTAAAAGGGAGGTCGATATGAATCGGGATTTCTTACAGAGGCTTAGGGATATATTTAGAACGATTCCAATTTATTATAAGTTAGGAAACCATGAGAATCGATTCGCTAGGTCATTACAATTACAAGCTGAGGAATTTGCTCAAATACATGATTTACAATTTGATATATTTTTTAGGTTAGATAAGTTAGGTATTACAATGATTGAGGATTGGCAAGGAATGGAAATGGGAGATTTGTTAGTGCTTCATGGTCATGAGTTGTATGGCGGAGGCGGAGTCAATCCAAGTCAGAATCTATTTAATAAGACTATTTGTAATACGTTAATCGGTCACGTTCATAGAACTTCAGCAACTCAAAAGAAAACTGGCTTTAAAGAGTTTATAAATACTTATAGTACTGGGTGCTTAACTTTATTAAGTCCAAAATATATGCCTTTTTCAATGCACAATCACGGCTTTGCCATTGTAGAAATTGAGAATGGTAAATCAAAAGTTAAAAATATTCAGATAAGAGAAGGAAAAATTTTGTAGGTTTGTGTTTTCATAGTTAAATAGGTTTAAGTAATAGAATCCCTATCGGTCATATCGGTAGGGATTTTTGTTTTTTTACGACCGTTAAATAAATAATTGGGATATTATTAAAATAAAATTATATAAAGTTTTTTTATTTAATAATTATATCTATATTTGTAAACACTTAAACATAAAAACAATGAAAAATTATCAATTAACATCAGGAATTTTACAAGCTAAAATTTCAAGATACACTGAAGATTATGTTATTTTAAAATTAAATTTTGAATTTCAGGGAGAGAGATTCATAACCTTGACAAAAGATAATTTTAATGGATTAAATAATTGGGTAAAAGAAAATTATCAAGTATTAAAATTAATAAAACCCGAGCCGAAGCGGATTCTTCGGCAATCTTAAACCAATAATCAAATGAAAAAAATTATCGATTACATCAAAGACTTTTACCAAACTGACCGTGAAGGTTTACTTGGTAGCATTGCAATCGCAATATTTGGATATCTTTTATTTTGGCATATCGTACCTATAATCTCAGGACTATGAAAAAGTATAAAGCAAAATTTCAAGACGAAGCTGGGTATTATCATTGTACCTGGTATTGCGAGGGGTTCGAAGACTTTTGGTCAAAAGTATATCAAGAAGAACGAGTTTACAAATCAAAATTTATAGAGTTAAACCAAGACTAAAATGGAAAACAAATTAGCAGAAATTCAAGCAAAGGTAAAAGCACCTAAAGGTCAATTCAATTCATTTGGTAAATACAATTACCGAAGTGCTGAAGATATCCTTGAAGCAGTCAAGCAAGTAGTTAATCCGATGGGTTATTCTATTACGATTTCCGACACGATAATTAACGTAGGAGATAGATATTACATTAAAGCTACTGCGACTCTCACAAACGGCAAGGAAACGTATACAACGGATGGATATGCAAGAGAAGAAGAAAGTAAGAAAGGAATGGATGGAAGCCAGGTCACTGGGGCGTGTAGCTCATACTCACGAAAATATGCGCTCAACGGATTATTTGCACTAGATGATACAAAAGATTCCGATGCTACAAATACTCACGGGAAAGAGGAGGCAAAACAAGTACCTGGCGGAAGATTACCATTAGCTGGGTGGCAAATTATGATTAATGGATGCAATACAATCGAGCAGTTAAATAATTTATATGCCGAGAAGTCAGAGTTTATAAATAACGACAAAGATATTATCAGTCTATTTTCAACTAAAAAATTAAGTTTCACAATTAATCAACCAACAAAATGAGCAAATTAATTTCAATTTCAATCAATGTCGACTTATTAGACAAGTCTAAATTGTACAAGGGTAAGAAAGGTACTTACCTTAACATCAGCGGATTCTTAAAAGAGGATGCCGACCAATACGGAAACTTTGGTTTCATCACGCAAGATGGAGTTAAGACTCCCGAAAGTAATGCTCCAATCTTGGGCAACTTTAAGATTAAGGGAACGGAAGGATTCGGCGCTCAAGCTTCAAAGTCAGCGCCCGTTTTTAATATTCCGAGTGCTACATTAGTCGAGAACGATTTACCTTTTTAATTATGGAAGAGATACAATTTAATCCCCAGCAATTTGAGATTGGTTTATTCGGTCATAATCCTATCCAAGACATGAGCAAGGCTCAGATTAATCACTTGGTTCATTTGATTAACGAAGGAGTCAAAGAAGGTGGCAAGGACATAAAGTCTTTGCTTGCAATCGCATCAAAGTACCAGCTTCTATTCTCAGAACTAGAGAAGATATTAAAGGAGAGTGCAGTCGATGAATTACTTAAATACGACAAAGGTAGATTCGAAGTTCACAATGTCGAGATGCAAGTTGCTGAAGTTGGAACGAAATACGACTTTAGTGCAACAAAGCAATGGGTAGATTTACAAGACCAAATCGATGAGTTAAAAGAGAAGCAAAAGGAAGTCGAAAAGTTTTGTAAAGGAATCAAGAATAAGACAATTACGGTCGATGAAGAAACGGGCGAATCTTTTGAGTTCTTTCCTCCAGCTAAATCAAGTACCACATCAATTAAAAAAACAATATTATAATGATCAAGATTAAAAAAAGTAATATACATCAGGCAGTTGCCGATAGCTTAAATAAGAAAGGTATCTTACCTTTTAGCGCAAGAGAATGGAACGTTTTAAATGTTCAGCAGGTGGTCTACTGGAATACCAGGAATAGAGAACAAGGATATGTAAGGTATCCTGAGGTAATGAAAGAAGTTGAAATAATAGCTAAACAAATGTACGATGAAAAATCAGGGCAAGTCGAACAACTCAACTAAAACGGCAGAGTTTCTTACGATGGTGGGCATCGCTGGAATTATAGCAGTATGGATATTTTATTTAATCGTAGATTTATTAAGATGAAAGAAATAACATTCAACCAATGGCAAGAACATTTGAGCAAGCAATTGCAAAAGGATTATAAAAAATTATATCAAACCTCAAAATTTAAACCAAATGAAAACAAGTTTCAAAAAATATCACGAAGAGAATCCGCAAATCTATGTAGAGTTTAAGCGGTTAGCATTCCAAATGATTAATCGAGGCTACGTCAGATTAGGAGCAAAGCAAATCTTTGAAGTTATTAGATGGCATACAATGGTCGAAGGTAATGATGGCTACAAGGTGAACAATAATTATACTTCAGACTATGCCAGGTTATTTGAAAACGATCATCCAATTTATGCTGGGTATTTTCTTAAAAGGCTTTGCAAATCGGTTTAATTTTTATATATTGCGATATAATTAACCAAGAGGGTCGGAGTTCTTGGGTAATTTAATAGGTTAAATAACCAAAGCCAGTTTTGCACTCCGACGCAGACTGGCTTTTTTTTATTCTATAAAATGAAATATTATCTACATGATTCCAATTCATTTAATGATGAGAAGATCACGGAGCTTTATCTTGAATATGGGTATGAAGGTCTTGGATTATTCTATACTATTTTAGAAAAACTTGCTTTACAAGAGAAGCCAATTAAGACAAAAGTTCTTAAACATCAGTTAAATATTGGTAAGAAATTAGAGAAAGTTTGGGCATTTATTGAAGAAAAAGATTTGATTTCTACAAATAATGGAGAAACTTTTAACAAACAATTGCTAAATTTTAGCAAAAAGTATCAAGTTTCAAAAGAAAAAAATGCAAAACGAATTTTAGAATGGCGTGAAAATCAATCAGTTAGCGAAAATGTAACACGTTCAGAACATGTTAGTAACGCTGGTAAAGTAAAAGAAAGTAAAGTAAAAGAAAGTAAAGTAAAGTTAATAGATATAATAACTCCTCACATTTTTGAATTAGGAGATGAGTATGATAATTTTTATTCTTATTGGACTGAACAAAATAAATCAGGAAAAGAAAGATGGGAATTAGAAAAGTTTTTTAATATTGAAAGAAGAATAAAAACTTGGATGAATAATAAAACCAAATTTAACAACAATGGAAATACAACTGAGAAACTTGGAACAAGTGCCGCAAGAATGGAAGCCTTACGGAAGTGGTAACGCAATTGCAATAAGACAAGCACAAAGCGCCATTACTTTGCGTGTAAGCAACGAAGATACTATAAAGCAATCATTACGCTACTCAATGCTTTTGGTTGGCTTACGCGGAAGTAATCTACCTACCGAAGAAGAAAAGTTTATATTGACTAATTTTGTTAAGTCTAACTTTGGTAATAATACTTGCGAGGAAATAAAATTAGCCTTTGAAATGGCAGTCGCTGGGAAGTTAAATATAGATTCTAAATGCTATGAGAATTTTTCTTGTGAATACTTTGGAAGAATTATGAGTGCTTACCAGGAGTATGCAAGACAAGAAATTAAAAACTTACCTAAACCAATTGAGCAAATGAAGGAAAAACCAAGCGATCAAGAATTAAAAAAGCAAGCAATTGATACGGCTAACGAGTATGCAAATCAGATTAGATACTGCGAAAAGAACGAAAAGAAATTTACGTTTATAGCTGGAGGTCTTTCAATTCTATTTGATTACCTGGAACAATTTAAGATTCCGACCATATCAAAAGAAGAAAGAATAGAACTTTGGAATAAATATTCTAACATTCAGGATATTGAAGAAAGGAAGTTGCATTGCAAAACTCAAGGTTATATTAAATTTATAAATTCTTTAGTTACATTTGATTGTCATATCAATAATAATGGAATTATTAAACCAAATGAGATATGAAAAATTCAAAAAAAAGACTTTATGAATTATATGAACAATTTTACTATCCATTATTAGACGAAAATATTTTAAGAAAAAATGATTATGATATTGTTTATCTTGTTCATAATAAAATAACTAATCTTTATAAAATTGGCATTACTAAAAATTGGAATGAAAGAATTAGAACTATTGAATGTGCAACTGGATGTGAAATAGATTTGGTAATTTTATTAGAATTAGAATGTAATTTTGATGAAAAAGCAATAATAATTGAAAAATTTATTCATAATTATTACAGAGATTTAAGGCAAAGAGGAGAATGGTTTAAATTATCTAATTTTAATATCAGAGAAATTAAATATTTTTTTCACCAAAATGGCGCTGAAGTTTTTGACTCCATGATACAACAATATTTAGATTTAAACTTAAACAAAGTATGAAAAGAAAATTAATTTATGTAACTGCGCTGGCATTAATTTGCTATGCTTATTATTATGCGTTGAAAAATAATCAGACAATACAAAAAAATAATGAGCCGAATTGGGTGTTCGGAATTTCCGAATCTGAGGATATCTACACTGACACAATTGATTTAAGGTTATACACAAGTCACGGAAGATTAAAATATAATAGCAATGAGCAATAAGAAAATTAAACTAATGCACTACCAACTCGATGGCGAGATTTGTGTCGTAGATTACAATGATCTTAAAGTTTCCTATTATGGAAGCAAAGGAAATCACTACAATTTACTTGGAGCGGTAAGTGACAGAATAGAAGCATTCTTAATGCGTAGAAACTGGAATAAGATTTCGGCAGATACATTCTCAAAATTAAAGATTGAGATTGATAAGGTCATGGCATGAGAAACGAACATGAGCATAAACTCCAGGTAGCAATTTGCAAATGGTTAGAGTGGACACAAGACTTTTACTATTATGCGATACCAAACGGAGGCGCAAGGCATAGACTGGTTGCAATTAAATTAAAAATGGAAGGCGCAAAGTCTGGAGTTGCTGATATGTTTTGGATGGTTTCAAATAAGAAATGGAAAGGATTGTTTGTCGAGGTTAAGATTGATAAAGGAACTCAGCAACCAAATCAAAAAGCATTTGAGCAGATAGCCATTAATCATGGGTATTATTATGCGATAGTAAGGTCGATTGAAGACTGCGAGAGTTTGATCAGGAGATTTAGATTGGATGAGATTTGAAGGATAATCATTTAAATGCAATCAAATGGATTACAATGAGATTACAACGACCTACCATTCAAGTAGTTATCGACTGCGCTACCTATCACGATTTAAATTATAGTCTTAAAATAAACCTAAATCGAATCAAAATGGAAAGCGGTGCTTCATATCCAGCTTACCGACAAACAAAAAAAATCAAGGATTATTTGGAATTGCACAAACTTTAATGTAAACTTTGCACATGGAAAAGATTAATTATCAGGGAGTTATCAAAGAAGAGGTCAATCATCCTGAGCATTATCAGGGTAATGGCATTGAGGTCATTGACATAATTGATGCTTTCGACCTTAATTTTAATCTTGGAAATTCGATTAAGTACATATTAAGAGCGGACAAAAAAGGATTTAAAAAGAAAGATTTAGATAAAGCGGTTTGGTATTTAAATCGGGAACTTGAAAAGTGGAAAGGTTAATTTGGGAAGCCATTGCGGTTGGAATAATCGAAGTGGCTTTTATCGTTTATTTTATTTTTGAGATAATCGCAAAATCTAAAGAATGACCAGGTCGCAAATCATTGAGGAACTTTACAATTCAAAGGAGATTAAACAAGCCTTAATGAAAATGCACCCATCAAATTTAAGGGAAGAACTCAAGCAAGAAATGTTTGTAAATCTTTGCTCGATAACCGAAGACAAATTTTGGTCGATTTATAATAACAACGGAAGTAACGGATTAAAATACTGGTTGGTCAGATGTATGCTAAATATGATTTATTCAACGGGCATGAATCAGCCATTCTTTAGGCACTTCAGAGCAAAGTATGAATGTCTTGATGGCATAGAGGAATTGGTTCAAGTAGAGGATTACTCTAAGGACTACAAAGAAGGTCTTTACAATAAGGTTGAGAAGGCAAGGAAAGGATTAAGCTGGTATGAAGATATGTTGCTCGACACTTATGTCGAATTGAATTTTAATCAAACAGAGATTTCGAGAAAGACTGGCATTCCTTATATGTCAATTGTTAAAACGATTTCAAACATTAAAAAGAAAATAAGAGATGAAGCCTGACGAGAAAGCTAAAAGTTTATTAATCAATGCCCTTTATTTTTGTGGCAATAAAGCATTTGCTTTCGAATTAGCTTTGTACTTTTGTTCATTAATTCTTGAGCAGAAATTAAAGGCGGATGACCGTGCCTACTGGAGTGTTGTCCAAGATGAAATTTACCAAACAAACAAATGATAACTATAATCGCAGCCGTTTCTTTTGCAGTCTTTTTTACGATGACTAATTTATATCAGTCATTCGGACTAAACTTTAAGCCGTTTAGTAGTACTCCTTGTTTAAGTACATGGAGCGCTATAGTTTTGATTGTCGTTCCTATGCAGTTTCAAGAATGGATTGCAATCGTATTTAGTTCGGGTATATTAGGAGCGGTAATTTTTAGATTAATAAACAAACTATGAGTCCAAAATCAAAAGCAATAGAACTGGTTGAAAAATTTGCAGATGTATTACCATCAGTTTTTTATAATTCAGATGAATCTAAAAATTATCCACGAGCCAAACAATGTGCAATAATTGCTATTAATGAAATTTTGCAAATTAATTGGTATCATTCTCAGCCTGAATGTTTTGATGATTTAGCTAATGAATATAAGGAAAAATCTTTTTATTGGAATGAAGTTAAAGAACAAATAGAAAAACTATGAACGAGCAAGAGATAGCATTTATAGAAGCCAACATAATAAACTTTGAGGCGGTTGCTTTAGGGTTTACTAAAAATATTGACCGAGAAATACTTGAAGAATATGCGAGTCTTTACCGTAAATATGTAAACAAAGATTTTAACTTCAATTCATGGTGTGGCAGTTGTGTCTTTGATATGCTCAAAAGATTGTCAGCACATTACGAAGGAATAAAGTACATTGCAAAACTCAACCAACCAAAACCAAACGAAGTCCAAACTAAGAATCTGCGCAGTCGGAAGTAGACATTCAGGAGTCACTTACCATCGCCTTGCGTTACCATTGTCAGTGATGAAAAAGGAGTATTGTATTATCACGGATACAATGACTGAAGAGATGCTGATTGAGAAGGCGATAAACGTGGTCGTAGTCAATCGATTTTGCGAGTTGATACCATTGCCCGATTTATTAAAATGGAAGGCTAAGTTAGGCTTTAAATTGGTTGTCGATATTGATGATTATTGGGAGTTATTTTCTCAGCATTTATCTGCGCCAACATATAGGTCATTAGGAGTGACTCAAGTAATTAAGAATTATATCAAAGTGGCTGATGTCGTTACGACAACTCACAACCGTTTACGGCTTGAGATAATTAAGATAAATCCTAATTGCTATATTTTGCCTAATGCTTTGCCGTTTGACAAAGACCAATTTACTGCGGTAAGAAATGTAAACGAATTTGTTACCATTGCGCACACGGGAAGCATCACTCATTTCCCTGATATGAGGCAATTAAAGAATCCGATTAGAGAATTAGCCAAGTCTAAATCGTTTAAGGAATCAACACGAATGCTTCTTTGTGGTTGGAATAAAGCAAACGAATTTCATTGGAAGCAGATGGGCGATTGGTTTACTGCTGGAGAAAGATTAAACCACAAGATACTTGAATCAATGCCCGTAGATTTGTATATGAATTTCTACTTGGAGGCTGACATATTACTTGCGCCATTACTTGATAATAAATTTAACCGATTAAAATCTAATTTAAAGGCACTTGAGGCTGGCGCTAAACGTATTCCCTTGATGGCAATTAAACGAGCGCCTTACGATGACATTCCAACGGTGTGCTTTGTTGACAATTGGGAACGAGATATTAAACGAATGGTATTCTCAAAGCAAATGAGAACGGATTTCGGGGAATCGAATGCTGAATATGTCAGAGAAAATTATGATTTATTTAAAATTAATGAGGATCGTTTAGCTATTTATAGTAAACTAATAGAATAATGCCAGTAATAAAATGTTCAAATGATAAATGGCGCATCGGAGAAAGCGCTTGTATTTATGAAACGGAAGAAAAAGCAACTGAAGTTTGGAAGGCTATATTGGCAAGCGGAGAATACCGAGCGGATATTAATAAGGTTTCTTTTGATTTCGATGACACGCTCTCTACGGCAAGAGGTCAAGAGATTGCGAAAAGGAATATCTTGCAAGGCAAACAAGTTTATATTATAACTAGAAGACAAGAATCTGCATCTGCTGAAG